GGTTTAGTTACTCGTTTACGGAGTTCTACTGTCTTATTCCATGTACTCCATTTCTGCGAAGTAATAGAATTAACTTTACCTCTTTCAACTAACTTCTTGTAAACTCGTTTGTAGACTTTGTAGTTAACCTCACTATTACGTTTCCAAGTAGAGCGAATGATTTGTAATGCTTGATTACCAGCACACTTCATTGCTTTGCCAAGTAGCCAAGAGTCTATTTGGTGATAATGATCAGAATTGATTTTAGGTGGTAGTTTCTTCTCATTCCAGAATAGGTCAATGAATCTATTGACTACTCTCGTATATTCACTAAAGAAGTCATCTAAATGAGACTTCTTTTTTGACGTTATAAACTTAAGTGAATGAGAAGAAAGGCGTTTCATTTCTTTTGCGACTCCACAATTACAGTAGCGTTTAATGAAACAAATCTAACGTACTCTGAAATAGTCATGCCAAGATCATCTGCTTTTGACTTAATATCAGACTTTTCTTGCTCATCAATTCTAATTTGTATTGTTGTTTGTTTAGTCATAACATCCTCACTACACTTGTCATTTATAAGCCAAAATTATAATTCTCAAAACTATTTTCTTACTTATGATTACCTAGTTATGCATAGATTTTCATAGGTTTAGATGAACAGTTGTCAACCCCTATTATAATCAATATGCTCTATTTTTTAGATTAATGATCAGAATGGTGATTCAGAGTCAAAATCTATACCTGACACATCAATAGTTGAATCTTCATCTACAGATTCTGGTTCAGGTTCATCAGAGCTATCAGTATCCTCTATTTCAAGGTCTTCGTTCTTAGGAACGTCAGGAGCTTCTTCTACTCCAGATTCATCCTTTCCGTGAGAATCGCGAACTCTAGTTCTACGTTCTCCAGCAGTGTTACCGACTGAAGATTCGTCTTTCGTATTTTCGTCCTTCACATTACGACCTTCAAATATATCTAGAAGGTCTTCATAACTCCTGATGGCACGAGCATTTCCCTCATCATCGCGGCTAAATACCTTCTTATCTAGGTCATGGACCTTTTTGCTGATTTCATCAAGATCGTAGGTTTCAGATAAATCAGTAGAACCTCTAGCGAATTCGCTCAAATCATAGTTCATCTGATTACCCTTCTTCATCATTGTAATAATGAAATCATATCCATCATTAACATCCCAGAAGTATAGCTTGAGTGTTTGTAGAGCATGCTTTAGCTTTTCTAGAATCTTTGGTCCAAATTCCCAAACAAGTACTTGTCCTTTTTGGTTTGTTTCTTCAGGGCGTGGGTCTTCTAAAACTAAAACATTTACGTGGAAACGCTTCTTCTTGTAGATTTGTCCAGCCTTTTCTTCAGAAACTGCATCACCTCTAGCATATAGGGCTTTTGCTGCTTCGCAAATTGGACATGGTGCATTTTCGTCCAATGACTTAGGACACACTTGATAGGTTTTCTTTGCTGATCCTCTTGGGAAAAACATATGAGCAAAGGTTGAAAGCCAAGGTTCATTTAGACCATCATTAACATGGATGTTAGGAAGAATTCTAACACGATATGTGGTACTTCCGCCTATAAGGGAAGGACGGAATTGCCAATCTGAAAATGATGAATTTTTTTGTTCTTTAGCTTCGTCTTCTTTTTGTAGACGAGCACGAAGTTCTTCGAACTTACTCTTATTGATTTTCTTAAATCCCATGATTTATTCCTTTTTTTGTTTAATGGTTCTAGTTCTAGGTTTTGTTATGCCGAATGGCGATTGGTTTCAGAATATGGTTCTAATTCTGGAATATTTTTAACTATTGTTCAAAGAGCGACTGATTTAGTCAGTTTTATTTATAGCGAATTTATCTACATCTTCCATAAATATATCCCACTACTTGTCCGTTCTTTAATGTAGGATATTCATGATAATGATTGATGATTTTGCTATCCGTTATCTTTGTCTCTGATCTAAATGTCCCAGGTAGATTCTTCTTTATTTCTTCTAGTCTGTCTTCTCCCTTAACTTCATCTATTTTATCAGGTTTTGTTAAAACATCAAGATCGTTTCCTGGATCAGTTTTTACGTTTTCTTCTAATACTTTTCTTTCAGAATCCAAGTCTCTATTTAAAGCTTTATCTTCAGAGAATTTATCAGGAAACCTCTTTTGAAGTTTCATGATATTCCATTCCCACATCTGCTCCCATGAAACTCCAAGTTCTTTTAGCATTATTGACAAATACCAACAAACATCTCCCATTTCTTCAACTACATTCACCTTGTCAAGTTCTTTCTTATAAAACTTATGACGTTTAAATGCGTCTACTAGTTCACCAACCTCAGTTACCATTCCGTCTACAGCATGTTGCATTCCTGGAGTTATTCTTCCAACTGATTCAAAGTCATAATCAGGTTCTGTTCTTAGACAGAGTTTAATATATTCATCAGGAGTCATAATTATCACCTCTAAGTGTTCTTTCCATTGCTTCTTTTTCTATTAGTTTAGTGAAATGCACATCAAGTTTTTCAATAGCTTCTTTCTCGGTCATTCTTAGTTCATTTTTGAGAAACATCACTGCGTCAAATATATTTTCGCCTTTTGTTTCTACTAGATATCTGACCATTTTATTATATGCGGTCTTTATTATAGTATGAACTTTATTTGAAGAATACCCATATAATGTAGCAATGTCTTCTAAAGCCATTTGATTTTCTTTAGGTACTCGCATTTGATTCTTCCTGCTTTCTTTTACGCAATTCAGATAAAGCTCTGGCAGCTTTTATAGCAGCTTCTTCAGACTGATTTGCTCTATTGTTTATATCATCATCGACAATCCTCATGTGTTCATAATCTACTGTAGTCGTAAATTGTGCGCCGTTCTTGCTAGTTCTACTCTTAGCTACGTTCCAATACATAATATTTGAACTGTCGGCTTCTTGATCACGACATACCATTATCATCAAATCGGCAGTTTGTGGTATGCCTATAGAGTCAGCAGTCTTTGATAAACCAACATATGATGAATCATATCCATCACGATTTACTTGAACTGCTGTGAATACAGGTATATTCATCATACAAGCTACTGCTCTTAGTTCTTCTGAAACAGTTTTCAATTTTCCGTATGTATTATCTGAAAATACCTTTCCATTAGGTCCCATAAGACCAATATAATCAACACAGATGAAGTCAGGTTTAAAGTTATTCCTCTTTAACTGCAATTCACGAACAAATGAAATTATTTGGTTAGAATTCAAAGTAGAAGGAGGATACTCTTTAATAATCAGCCTACCATAAGGTTTGTATCTATCAGGTTCGCTTGCTACTAATTGGTCTCTGGTTTTCTTCTTTTCAAGAATTCTATTCATCAACGTATCAACGTCATCATCTAACTCTGACATTCCTATATCAGACATATTAGCATCAATTCTATTAGCTAATATGTGCTCATTAATTTCAAGAGTGATGTATAACCCGTTATATCCTTGTTCCACTAAGTTATGTGTGATATGTCCAAGAATTAATGTTTTACCAACATTAGTTGCGGCTCCAATTACCACTAGAGATTTATTTCTCCAACCTCCTCCTATAGCCCTGTTTAATGTTGGTAATCCAGTATCAATAATCGTTCCAGGATTCTTAAGGAATTCCATTCTTTCTTCAGCGTCTTCCCAATAATCATGTCCTAAGTCATCATCAAATGAAACGTTATTAGCCTTAGTGATAAGATCAATAGCTTCATCAATCTTATCCTTTTCCATTAGTTCAACACATTTCACAAGAGCATGTTCCAACGTGCTTCTCTTTATAAAGCGTTGAGTTTCATCTTGTAACCAATCATAAAACTCGTCTGTTTTTGTTGGAAGTTCACAATATTCTGCTTCTTGTATTGTGTCTATACACTCCTCTATTTGGGATTCATCATCTTTGCAAATTTTAGGAATTATTATGTCTATTAATTGACGAACTGTTGGGCACTTCTTATGAGTTAAATATACTCTCCGCAGTCCTCTTATTATCTTTGATACTGAGGGAGTAAAGAAGTCTTCATTCATATTCTCAATATACTTATGTGCGAATTCAGGTATACGAAGAAGACCCTTTAAAATATACAACTCTGTTTTATCTTTAGATGCCAAAATTCTCTCCTTTTATTATTCTAAGATTGCTTTCTGATTTATCAATCGTCATTTTCCTCGTTGGAATCTTCTCCTTGAGTGTCTTTTGACGCTTCTTCTAATTCAGCTAGCATTGCTTCATCTTGGAATGAAGAGAATTTCAGTTCTTCTTCTATCTTCTGGGATAAACTTTCCATTATTGGTTCCCAGACCCATGGTTCATAAATTTCTTTATTATGTACTGATTTATCTAACCCTACAACGTCCCACCATTGATCGTTTTTCTTAGATATAAAATCATACTTTCTGGCATAACTCAAAAGACCAGGATACTTGAGCAATCCCTTGTTAAAGTCAATATAAAACTGACCCTGACTAGCCTCTGTTGGGACATGTCTGTTTTTGTAAATAGTTGCTACAACTCTGACACCAGTGGCTCTCTTTTTCTTTTTAGCCTCTTTTTTGGTAACAGCATCTAGGTCTTCAATTTCTTCCTTGATATGATACTTTCGTAAGAAAACAATTTGTGAACACATAAAGATAAATCCTTGACCACCAGTGAAAATTTCCTCTGGGGGAACACCAGGGTAAGCTCCAGGAGATTCATAGGTATGATTTGAAAGAACCATAGTAGCATTATTGAATGCTACTTCTTTTTGAATCATGCGACTAGCAGCTTTGAGTTGTTTTGCTCTTTGACCTTGGTCGCTCTTTACATCACCCTTCTTAGTATCTTCGATTTCTTTATCAGTAACCAAGTTAGCTAGAGAATCTGTAATAACTAACCATTCTACATCTGGATGCTTGGAGTGAAGGTCCTTTAGAACCTTACATACATCTACCTGCCACTTAGTAATAGTTGTAGCAGGTTGAAATAGAATCTCTGAACAGTTACACCCAAGACGTTCAAGTTGTTTTCTATCAACTGCGTTTTCTGTTTCAAACATAATTACACCCATGCCTTGGGATTGGGCTTCTCTAATAATATTTGCAATGATAAAAGATTTGCCAACACCTGGACGACCAGCAAACGCTGTTATACGTCCCTTTGGAATAGCTCTTGTAAGTGAACCACCTAAAATAGCATTAAGAGAAGGGTTTCCAGTAGAAATCCACCCCTTAATTTCTGTCAAGGCAGACTCGTCAAATATTTCAAATAGACCTTTTCCTTCGTTCTTGACATAATCTTTGAAAATATTATTGATTGATAGTTTATCTGTTTTGTTCTGTTTTGATTTAGCCATGTTAGCTCCTATAAGGTTTTTTTGTGTTGAGCATATTTATGTCGTTCCTATTCATTTTAACTACCTTTTTCAATTAGGCAAATTGGTATAAATAGTTCATGTATCGATACTTTAGGAGAATAATATGAAAAGCAGTTTTAAACACTTTTTTGAAACTTATGATATAAATCTAGCTATTGAATTAAAGGAACTTCATAAGCTACACGCTCTTCGTAGAACTGTAGAATCATTTGAAAAAGGCGAATGTGAAGAGTATGAGGCTGCTCCAATTACTGAAGTTAATAAGGAAGTTGCTTCTAGTATGAAAAAACAGTATGGTAAAGATTGGAAGAAGGTTTACTATGCTACAGCTAATAAACAGGATAGAGACCCTGAAACGTATGAAAAAGAAAATGAATCCGAGGAACTTGATGAAAGGTGCTGGGATGGTTATGAACCAACTCCTGGAAAGAAGCCATATTCTAAAGGATCATGTCGCCCCAAAGGGAAGTCCAATGAAGATAGCAAACCTGCCAAAGGCAAAAAGTATGTTCATAAGACTGCTGATGGTAAAAAAGTGAGTTATGGAGCTAAAGGATATTCTATTTCTCCAGGAACCAAAAAAGGAGATGCTTATTGTGCCCGTAGTTATGGAGATATGAAATCTCATAATAAGGATTGCTCAGGCAAGGATAAGGATACTCCTCTATGTTTATCAAGAAAAAAGTGGGACTGTAAAGGCAAAAAGAGTGTAAGAGAAAATGTCATGCAAAACGAAGAAACTAACACTTTAGTACCTAGTGATTTCATAATAGATTCCCTCAACAGCGCAATGTCAGGGAAAATGATATCTAATATTACTAAATCTGCCATAATAACACAATCCAAGAGTCCTTGGTGGAAGACTCCAGTCAAAGAAGTTTATTTGTTTAATGACGAAGATGGAGCCTTTGTTACTGCCAAAACTGAAAGCGGATCAGTCAGTTTCTACGCTTGGGCTACAGTTACTCTTAAATAATTACCAATCAAAAAACACACTAATATCAGCGTTTTCAAAATCAGGCATACTCCAATGAAGAAGATCAAAGAATTTTCTCATAGGGTTTAGCATAGCAACATCAAACTGTCGTCTTCTATCAATGATTTGTTCAAAGTCTTTATCTTTAACCCAATGATCTTTAAATGCAAATACATCATGATTCCACATAGGACTTGGAACAGAGTATACATAACACATTTTATCACCATCATATATCAAATCATATAGACGCATCAAACTTGGATCGCTTTTTATTAAGTCGTTATATAAAATAGACCCTCTAACTTGTTGAGGAGTAGACTTGAAGTCTCCTAAGGCTTTTCTTCTATTATCAAACTTGGTAATATTATTTGCAGTTTTCTTAAAAGCTATTTCTTCTGGAGAAGCATCAAAGAACTTTTCATGAATTTCTCTTATTTGTTCAATGGTATATCTCTCGTCTTGTTTAACTAAAACATCTCTAACAACTTCCTTAAGAGCTTCTCGAACAAATACTGGAACGTTGGAACGAACTATGTCAATACCAGTAACTTTAAGTCTTTTCTTCTCTTTAACCTCTACACCTTCGTTATTAAGAACCCAAAGAACATAACGCTTACGTTCGATGAACATCCCCACTTGAGCTACAGCTTCTCTCTTAAAGAAAATCATGTTTTTATTACAGTTTAGGTATTTAGTAGTCAAATCTACCATAGATTTATTGATCAAATTTGAAACATAGTTTTGTAAACTATCTGATTCTTCTTCAATGTTGGAGAAATGTCTAATTTCTTCATCAGACATGTCTTCATGGATTCCCATATCTTCATTTGATTTTTCTTCGTTATAAATTATGTAATTTTTAACAGTATCAGGAGACCTGTTTTTATAGTCAAATCCAATAGTGTCGAATATTTTGCCGAAGTCTATATAAACACTATCAGTGTCTGCATATATAACAGTTCCTGATGCAGTGGTTGGCGGAATTTTAGTTATGCTTCGTATCTTAGTCATTTGTTTATTATCCTAGGTATTGTAAAATTGTCAACATAAATATAATATACTGATAAACGACATCAACCTTTACGAGGGGTCTATGAGTAGATATAGGAAATATTTAGAAAGAAAAGGTCTTTCACATATTGAAATTCTAGATGATAGTGATGAAAGAAAACTTTCTTTGTTTTGTAAGAAACATAAAACAACCTTCGAGAAGTCATTAACGGCTTTAGTTAGAAGTTCTGGTTGTCCTTTATGTAAAAAAGATTCATATTATAATTCTAAAGTTAAAACTGGATCAGAGATAATTAAAACACTAGAAGAAAAACATTACGGAAGATATTCATATAATATAGACAAAGACAAGAAATACAAAACTACAGATGAAATTACCATAACCTGTAAAATTCATGGCGAATTTACACAGAAAATTTCGGTGCATAAAAACGGTCATGGATGCCCATCTTGCAAAAATTACAAGTTGAAAAAAATAAACTCTTACAACAACGAAGAGTGGATTAGTAAGATGACAAAAAAGCACAATGGAAAGTACAAATATATATTAAAAAATGATATAAATTCAAAAAATAAAATTGACATAGTTTGTCCAGAACATGGTGTTTTTTCTCAGCTACCATCGATTCATTTAATGGGACATGGTTGTCCGTTTTGTGCAAGAGACAATTGCGAAGTAACTAAACCATTAACAACCGATGAAGCTATAAAAAGATTTATAGAGGTTCATGGAGATACTTATGATTATAGTAAAGTGTCATATGAATCTTCTTTATCTCCTGTTAATATAATATGCAAGGAACACGGTGAATTTTATCAATCTCCAAGGGATCATATTAATGGATGTGGATGTCAAAAATGCCATGTTAAGACATCAAAAGCTGAGGATGAAATATGCGTGTATCTTGATTCTATAGGAATTTCCTATAAAAAATCAGACAGAACTGTTCTAAACGGAAAAGAAATAGATATTCTAATACCAGAATTTAATTTAGGAATAGAATTTAATGGGATTTTTTGGCATTCATCTAATGACCTATCTAAAAGAAATTACCACTTAGACAAAACGAAAACAGCAGAATCTAAAGGAATTAATTTGATTCACATTTTCGAACATGAGTGGAGCAGTAAACCAAATATTATCAAATCAATATTAAACTCTAAACTAAATAAAAATAATAAAATAGTATATGGTCGAAATTGTTCGGTTTCCTATATTAGCTCAGATGATTTTCACAAGTTTTGCGACGAAAATCATATACAAGGATCAAAAAACAGTTCAAAGAGAATAGGATGTTTTTTAAAAAACGAACTTGTCTCTGTTATGGGGTTTTCAAAGCATATAAAATATAACTTTGAATTAACAAGACTATGTACGAAATTGAACACAATTGGGGTAGGAACTTCTCAAAAAATGTTCAAACATTTCATAGAAAAAGAATCTCCAAATTCAATTATAAGTTTTTGTGATCGTAGGTATTTCGAGGGTAAAATATATCCAACATTAGGATTTGAATTTGACGGGATAACTTCACCTAATTACTTTTGGGTAGAAGGGAAAAATGTTCATAATAGACTAAAATTCCAAAAACACAAACTTAATAAGGTATTACAAAAGTTTGATAAAAACCTTTCAGAAACTGAAAACATGTTTAGGAACAATTATAGAATATTATTTGATTGTGGAAATAAAAGATTCATTTGGAAACAGAAATGAAATCATCAGTTTCAATTAAGTCCTTTGCATATATAGAAATAGTTTCCCCGTTTCGGTTTACTATTATCTTTTGATCACCTCAAAGAGTTATCACATTATTGTCTTCTAATTCTATGGTATATTTGCTATACTTTTCATTTTTAGTCCAATTTTTTGAATTAAAGTGCGTTTCGATAGAAGCTCCCGTAGTCATGGTAATATATCTACCAGTCATGGTCACTGCAACTGCACTATCCTCATCAAAAAATCTTGAGAATTTAGTTCCTAGGTATCCATAGACAGAGTTGATTAGAATCTTGTAGTTCAACTGTAAGTTGTGATACTTTTCTTTATCTTCTAAATTTCCCTGGGCGTCAGCAGCAAGCATCTTCTTTTTATATTCCTTGCGCTTGTTGAACCATTCTTCAATGAATTTAGGGAAAATTCCTCTAATATCTTGTCTATAAAGAACTCCATTACAAGCCATCGCATAGTTATTCTCTTTGATAAATTCTACAAGTTCTTTAGTTGTAACAGTTTCTCCAAATACTCGAACTTCTTGTTCTGGATCACTCCGTTTGTGGTTGATCATAACAAGCATGATGTTTTTCACATACTCCTGAGGTATAACTCCTATTTTAGTTTCAGGAGAAATGTTCCATCCCATCATAATAGAAGGATATAGAGAAGTAGCATCAAAAGAGAGTACCCAATCATGCATACCAGCAATTGGTGTCTTAACATATCCTCCAACGTATTGAGAATCTTCTTCATCGTCATTATCATCATCGGTAGACATACTCAAGTCATCATCTGGTCTTATTACATCAGGAAGAACAATTCTTTCAGATGAAAGTGATGATATAAAAGCACCGTCAAGTACTCTAGTAGTCTTTTGATATTGTTCAAAAGGAACACGACATCCATAACAGAAGGTGATTAGAAGAGAAATGAACTTTTTCTTCTCTTCTAGTTTTCTTAGAATACGAACGTCTTGTACGTTATATTCGACATATTTTTGCCAGTCTTTATAAAGATCAGCTAGCGATCCATCATATTCAACCTTTTGACCAACTTCCTCTACCTTTCCTATATAATTCAACTTCCATGATTCTTGTTCAGAGAAAGTATACTCCTTATAAATTTCAAGCATATCAAGGGTTGAGATACCGGCAATAGTCCATCTCAATTCGAACTTATATTTTCCGACAGGTACGCGACGTTCATATGCTTTATCAATAGGACTGATCCTACTCGGAGCTTCTTCTCCAAAAAGTATCTTAGCACGATTCATAATGTATGGTATGTCATACCCATTACTATTCCATCCGGTCATAATATCGGGATGTTCTTCTCTTGTCCAAAGCATATATTCAGTTAATAAATCACCTTCATCCTTAAATATAAACTTTTCTACATCTTCTCCTTGTGAAGTGATAAAAGACTCATCGAAGTCCTTCTCGGCAAAGACAAAGAACTTATTGTGTTTAGTTGACCACACAGTAATGATAGTTATAGGAAATTGAGCATCTTCTGGACGAGGAAATCCTCTTTCAGAGTGGACTTCGATATCAAGATAATGAATATCAAAATTAGGAACGACAAGTTCCTGACCCATATAGTTATCTATTATGAATTTTGTTTCAATGGGAACATCACTTTCATAAAGTTTCATACCCCATTCGTGGTATCTGTCTCTTTTTTGCTTATATTTCCACCACTTATCTTCTTCTATCTTTCTGGCTGGTTTTCCGAAGATAGTTTTATAACCATCTGAATGTTCTTCATCACATTCTACGAAAAAGTAGAATGGTGGGGGAGCGATTTTATGAACCTTTACTCCGTTTTCATATTCCCAATAATGTATATCAGATTTGTATGTGTCAAGAAAAACACTAGAATACATACTACCTCCTCTTCCTTGGATCATATTTAGAACTGAAGGTTATGCAATGCCTGAAATTATTTTCTGTCTTTTTCCTTGATACTTTTAAGAACAGGTATCTTAGTGTTTACTTGTTGTGAAACTGTTTCTGAAACATTAATCAATCTAGACATGACATTTGCCATATGAGAAGCTTTAATCAAAACCTCAGTCATGAAGTTTTTACTAAAAACTGTTCCATCAGGGAAGACTATAGAACCATTAAAAGCATTCATGCGAGTTGGTTCGTTTTCATCTTTTAAAGCATTTTCTATGTAATCTATTAACTCATTAAACTCTTCAAAATTTACTGTAAATACTCTAGGATTTCTTTCTTCTGACATATAATATCCGTTCATTAGTTAAATATCTTAACATATAATTCAATATTATCTTCTAACCATCTAGAAGATAATTCTCGTTGACCAGCTTCTAGCGCCTCCATACGAATATCGGTATTCTTTTCAAACTCTTTTAGTTTCATATACCAATCATCTGATTTATTTTCAATTACATGTAAGCCTTCGATTAAATCATAAGGTCCAGCACCTTTACCTATTGATGAAAATATTCCTGGAAGTCCAAGAGCAGAATATTCGAGAAGTTTTAAATCAGATTTACCATAATTAAATTCACAGTCAGAAATTGGACCTATAGCAACATCAGCATCTATTCTATCCATAAATTGAGGGAAATCAATAACATTTGCCCAGTCATGAAATTCAAAATTTCCAGTTAATTCTGGAGGTATGCATCCTTGAAAAATCCACTCAAATTCATTCTTAGTCTTTTTCATAAGAGGTAGGAGAAATTCAAGGTCTCCCCCTTTTCCTAAGTGACTTGCGCTTCCAGACCATAGTATTCTAAACTTCTTTCCTTTATTGTACTTGTTTCTTTGTCCGCATAATCCCCACGCTGATCTAGGAAGATAGTTTGGAACAACAACAGAATGCTTGATGTTGAAATATTCTTCATAATAGTTTTTTAGATACTGAGTAGAAAATGTAACAACATCACTCATTTTAAACATTTCTATCATGTTTCTTTTGCGCCTTGGAGTATAAAACCTATAAGCCATGATATTGTTAGGCTGAATAGCATGCGCTAAGTCATCAAGATCATATGCTATTTTAGTTGCAAATGAATTCTTTTTTATCTGATTTCTATAAGCCTTCATTAGTTTCAATTGAGCATCAGTTACTTGTCTTTGAAATCTAACCCAAGAAGAATTTCTTATGTAGTTTAAATCAAAATTGTATGCAAAGAATTCAGTTATCTGATAATTTGGTAAATTTCTATCAGACCAAGGTTTGGTATCTGAAATGGCTGACAAGTATCTCAAAGGAAAAAAATTACGATAAAACCCACACCCATTCTTGTCAGATGGATATACAAGTATAGATTTGAATCCTTTTCCTTTTTTTAACATATTTTTACTCC